GCGGCGATAATATCTTTGTCATAAATGGCCATTGCCCAAAAAGCGGCGGTCAATTCCGGCTGGGTGATTACGTTCATAATGACGGAGCCGTTTTGCGAGTTGTAAACTTTGGCCGCGTCCAAAACGCTTTGAATGTCGGCGGCTTCCATCATTTTTATTTTGAGAATTTCATGCGAAACTCTTTTTTGGTAAATTATTACGATTTTCATTTTGTGGCCTCCTTTGAATTTTCCGTGCGGATTGTCGCTAAAAGCTCGTTGATTCTTTCCTTCAAGCCTATGATTGCTTTTTCCAAGTTTTTTATTCTTTTGGCTTGGGCGCGGTTTTTTTTCCGCAGTTCGTCGTTAAGCATTTGCAGAATTACGTTTTTTCTTTCCGCGTCAGAGAGGAGTGTGGAATAGATTTTGCTTTTTTGCAAAGTCGCGATGGTGTCGCTATGCGCGCTCATTTTTCTTCCCCCTGGCCTTCGATTTTTGTGGCGGCGTTGACGAAGGGCATTAAACGCTCCGCCAAGTCCGCGCGGATGTGATAATCCGGGTTGTTCATAAGACGCTTTAAGCTGTTCATTTTTGGAACCGGCTCCTTTAACAAGAAGTCGCCAAAAGTGTCTTGATAGCGAGGCCATATTCCGTCCGGATCGCTGGCCGCGTTGTAAGAATTGCAGACGACGCTAACGTCGGCTTCCAAGCAACAGTCTTGCAGCTTTTGAATGTAGTTTGATGTCGCCGCAAAATCCAACGGCGAACATTTGCCGACAACGATGACTTTTTCGGCTGCAAAGACGGCGTTGCGTGTTTGCGCGTTCCAAGTTCCCGGCGGGTCGATTAAGATGTAATCGTAGCGAGCGGCGAAGCCCTGTTTTTTGAGCTGGGTCTTTAATTGCATATCCGTGATGTTGGCCAGCATATCCAAGTCAAGGTCGCTTGGCAGAATGTCAAGCTTTCCGCCGTTTTCGCCGGATTTGAGCGGGTAGGGCAAAACCGGCCGCCCCGTCAAAAGGACTTTTGAATTTTGTTCTTGTAGAACCTTGCCGACGACTTCGCTCAATGAGCAGTTGGGATCAAGGTCTATAAGCAAGACTTTTTTTCCGCGCTGGTAAAGCCAAAGCGCGAGGAATATGTTCAAGGTGGTTTTTCCTGTTCCGCCTTTTCCGTTCGTGATTGTGATTGTCATATAAGCTCCTTAATTGATTTTTGTTTGTGATTGTTTTTTTCCGCGTTCTATGTCATGGGCCGCTCCTTGCCGGTCTTTGGCGGCGGCTCTATGATTTCGCAAACAAAGTTGTCGCACAGTATTTGCGTTTGGAGCACTTTGATTTGTTCCAGCGTCAAGCCGTGGATTTGGACTTCCGCCGCCGCCGTAGCGATTTTTAAAATCTTTTTTGTGTTACGCTTTTTTGCATTGAGCGATTCCAAAAAAGAAAGCGCCACGACGGAATGGCCTTTGAATCGGAACGGCTGGCCCTTGGCCTTCTTGAATCGACGATAAAAGTTCGCGGAGAATTCATTTTCTATCGCCGCTTGGAAAAGCGACTTGTAGAGAATGTTGTCAACAAAAACGGCTTTTGAGCGGGCCATTCGTCCTCCAAGCCCCGCCTGGTTTTACTTCCCATAACGCATAGGAAGTCGCCCAGGCGGGGCAATTACTTTTTTTAGTTTTTTGGCGCGGGAATGTTGTAGCCCACGCTTTCCAACAGAAGCCGCCGTATGTAGCGACTGATGCTTACATCCGGCAGTTTTTCTTTCACATATGCCCATTCTTGGCGTGTCAAGAGAACAGTCACCGGCCTGTTTACTTTATTTTCGGTCATAGATATTATTTATATTATATTTTTCAATTTTGTCAAGCGTTTTTTTTAAATTTTTTGAAAAAAGTTTAAATCGCGGCGTCAAATTTAAAAAAATAAAAAAAATTTTTGGCGCAGGTTTAATTTTTTTGAAAAACCGCGTTTTTCGGCTTTTTTTCGCATTCTGTTTGTTACAGAATTGTTTAATTCTTTATATGATATTAAATTAAATAAAATAAAACAATGTAACATGTAACATAAAAACCTAGTTTTTGGCATTGACACACCCAAAAAAAATTTTTTTTGGGCTAAATTTGGGCTAAAAATATTTTTTTATGGGTGAAATAAATGGGAAAATCGGCTTTTCTGTGTTACAAGATTTGCGAAGTGTTACGCTTTTTAGGTTCTGGGCGGCCCCCTACGGGGTATGCAATTATTCGGCGGCGGGCGCGCTCATTAAATCGCGTAAACAGTTTAATGCAAGGTATAAAAAAAAGTCATAGTCTACTAAAAGTTTAAAGCGTATACTTTAGCGCTATGGAAGTGACTGCTTCGGAGTTCGCCAGGATGGCCGGCGTGTCGCCGATGGCGATTTGCAAGAAAATAAAAAACGGAACACTCATCAAAAACAGCGGCAAAAAGCTTGACACCGACAATCCAGTCAATCGCCGTTACCTGGAGCGCAAGCAAGCTAAGCTAAAAGCAAAGCTTGAAATGCAAAGCATTGAGGCGGCGGCCAGCAGCGCAACCTTGGACGCTCCAGCTGCGGAATTGCCGCCGGAAGAAACTTTTGGCGGCCAGGAAGGTAGCACGGAAACGAAATTTTTTTTAAATCCTTCGACGGCTGCATCTACCAACGAAAAAAAATCCAGCGGCCTTGACTTTGGCATGGACGCGGACGGGACCATTGCCGGAGCGGCCAGAAAGTCCGGGGCGGAATTGCGGGCCGCCGTCAAGTCCAGCGAACACAAGCCGCGCCTTGTAATGAACATGACAATCGCGGAGCTTTTGCGAACGTTCGGAACGATGGACAATATTGAGCAGTTTTCAAAAATACAGCGCGATTTGAGCGTGGCCGACGAGCGCGAGCAAAGGACGCAAGAGCGTCGCATGATTCAGATTCCAAAGGATTTTGTCGTTCAAAGATTTTTTGGCTACGTTGACAGCTTAATGAATCAGTTGCTAGACGTGCCGGAAGCTGTTTGCGACCAAGTTATTGCGACAAGCCTTGCGGGCGGGAACGATTGCAGAACATCAGTCATGCGCATATTATCCGACAATCTGACAAAGTGCATAAGCGGGGCCAAGACGCATATAATCGGCGAGCTTAACGCCCTTCGCGGCAAATACGACAAACAAGAGCAAGTCGCGGAATCATTGCAGGCGCAGCTTGCGGAATTGCAGGAACGATAATTTGCAGGCGGCAATTAAAAACTCTGACATTGATTTTCTAGTCGAAAAATTTTCGCGGTTGACTGACAAGCGCGAGTATGAATTGCCATCGGAATACATTCAGAAAGTCCGCTACATCGACAAGTCGCTTTCGCCGTTTCCGGGAAAATTCAGTTATGAGAAATTTCCGTATTTTGTGGAAATTGTAAATCGACTTTCGCCGGCAGACCCGGTTAAATACATTTTCGTGATGAAGGGCAACCAGTGCGGCTACACCACCGGCGTATTGGAGCCGGGCATGATGTATTACATCGGAAGCCAGCCCGAAGAGCAAGCGCTTTACTTGCCGGACGGAACGATGGCCACCGATTACGCGCAGACAAAATTGGAAAGCTGCATTGACAATTGCGGCTTGCGTCCTCTTATTGGAAGCCAAACAAAAAAAGCGCGCGGCGCCAAAGACACGGGCGACACAAAACTACACAAGCAATATCCGGGCGGATCGCTGCGAGTTTACGGCGGCGGAAGCGGCAACCGCTTTAGAAACTTTTCATACAAAGTAATTTTCGCGGACGAAGCCGACGCGCTTTTAACAAAGATAAAAGGCGAGGGCGACGTGTTCACTTTGCTGCGGTCAAGGCAAGACGCTTACGCCAACCACTCAAAGCTTGTCATCGGCTCAACGCCAAAAGAGGAAAGCACGTCTTTAATCAACCGCTTGTTTTTGCAAGGCACGCAAAAATATTTTTTTGTGCCTTGCAAACATTGCGGCGGGATGCAGCGGCTTGAATGGGCCGTATGGGACGAGCACGACAAGGGAAAACAAATTGGAGGCATCGTTTGGAAAAACGACGCGGACTTTAGGCCGATACTTGAAACAGTCGGCTACAAGTGCCGCTTTTGCGGCCAAGTAATGAAAAACTACGACAAGGCCGACATCATAAGCAAAGGCGAATGGCGGGCGACTTGCGACAAGCCCGCGCGGCCCGACGCGGAGAGCTATCACATCACGGCGCTTTACAATCCGCCGGGAATGTTCAGCTGGGAAGACTATGTATTGGAATGGGCGGAATGTTGGGACATTAAAAACAACCGCGTAAAGGACTTGGAAAAATACCGGGCGTTCCGCAACTTGAAGCAGGGGCTGCCGTTCATTGAGCAGCACGAAACAGTCAAATACGAGCGGGCCTTGCGTTACAGGCGATTCGGCTTTGCGCGCGGGATTGTTCCAAACAGAATGGCCGAGCGCGATTGCGGCGGCCCCGTCCTTATTCTTGCGGCCAGCGTTGACGTTCAAAAAAACGGCCTTTACTTGGATATTGTCGGATACACGGAAGGCGGCCGCAATTGGTCGATTGACTTTAAATGGCTTGAAGGCTCAACGGAACAATTCGGCGGGCCTTGGGACGCTTTGGCCGAGATAATAACCAACGGCGTATTTATGAGCGACGACGGGAAAAAAATGTATCGCATAATGATTACGCTTGTCGATAGCGGCCACTTCACAAGCTGGGTCTACGCTTTTTGCGCCCGCTTTAGCGCCGGCGTTTACGCTTGCAAAGGCCAAGACTGGATTAAGGACGGCGCGACTTACCAACTTTTCGCTCCGGCGACCTTGAAGCAAATTGGACTTCCGCTCGCGTATCACATCAACACCGGCGCGATGAAAGACAGAATCGCCAACGAGATGAACCGCTTGATGTGGAACGACGGCCAGCTGCAACCGCCGTGGTATCCGAATTTTCCGGAAGACTTTGGCGACGATTACTTCAAAATGTATGAGGCGGAAGAAAAGGTCGAGGTCGTTGACAAGTGGACGGGCCGATATTTGAAGACGATTTGGAAAGCGAAATTCGGCGCGGCCAACCACGCCTTCGACACGCGCGTTTACAACAAAGCAGCGCTTGAAATTTTCGCGGACGACATTTGCAGGCACGAGCTTGGCTTGCGTTGGCTTGACTGGCGCGCCTTTTGGAATTACGCCGCGATGACGCAAGCTTTCTACCGGGCCACGGAATAACTACTTACGTAAGTAGTTAAAGGCCAGTTGTCAAGGTTTTCTTAACAGCTGGCTTTTTTGTTTTTAAAGCTTCGCCATTTCCGCGTTGTAGATGCCTTGCATTTCTGACGCGGCGGCGGTGGCGGCGGGCTGGAGCCATTCTGTTTTTGGCGTGATTGTCGATTTGTGTTTTATGTTTAGGACTTCGGACAAGCGGAAGCGGACGCGGCCTTTGGAGGCGCGGAAATTTGTGACGGCAAAAATGGCGTCGTTGCGGCGGATGAATTTTTTTGTCTTTGCGGCGACGGCGGCTTGCGCGACTGTCCGGGCTTTATGGCTTTTGAATTTTGTCGAGCCGTGGACAAGGTTTTTGGCCACTTGCGAATAGTAATATTTTTGGCGGACTTTTCCGGCGTTTGAGCCGCCGCGGGCTTTTGTTGTCGGGATTATAAGATTCTTGCTTCCGGCGGTTTTGGCGCCGCCTTTTTCCTGGCGTTCCATGTAGCCCGCGCGCTCGGTGATTCCGACTTGGCTTTTCACGTCTTGGAGGCGGGCGGCCCCCGGCGGGCATTGAGTGAAGCGGACGCTGTTGACGGTGAAATTGTTGCGGAGCGTGAACGAGCCTTGAATGTTTTGCATCGCGTTCTTGCGGGCGATCGCGGCGACGATGTTGACCGTGTTCTTTGACGCTTTGAGTATAGACTTCTTTGAATCGGCCATAGCGGCCGCGAACGACGAAACGACTTTGACGTTCATTTTTTACGCCTCAAAAAAAAGCGCCGCCGTGGAGTTGCGGCGGCGCGGAGCTTTTATGCCTTCCATGAACAACGGAAAACAACAATCACGCTTTATGAATATAAGGCAAGAATTTTATTTTGTCAAGAATAAAAACGCAAGGTATAAAAAAAAGTCATAGCGAATCCGGGGCCTTGCGCGTTACGCTTGCCATTCTATGAGATGGGGAGTGCCGTATAAGGGCAGCAAGAATCAGATCGCGGAATGGGTTTGCAGGCAATTTCCAAAACGCAAAAACTTTTACGACTTGTTCGCGGGCGGGTGCGCGGTGACGCATTGCGCGGCGGCTTGGCATAAGTTTGACAACTTCATAATTAACGACATATCGGACGCGCCTTCGCTTTTCGTTGACGCGGTGAACGGAAAATTCAAGGACGAAAAAAGATGGATTAGCCGCGAGGATTTTTTCGCGCTCAAAGACCAAGAGCCTTACGTCCGCTATTGCTGGAGCTTTGGGAATAGTGGCCGCGAATACCTTTACGCAAAAGAAGTCACGCCTTGGAAAAAAGCGCTGCACTGGGCGTATGTTTACAAAGACAATTCAATTTTTTTAAGCTTTGGAATAGACACCGATGGAACGCGCGCGGACATAATCAAAAACGAAGAGGACTATAAAAAAAAATACATCATTTGGTATTGCCGGGAAGTTTTGAAGTCTTCGCTTGACGTTTTGGAACTTAAAAAGAATTTGACGCAACGAATTGAAACGAACAGCGAGAAGCTGCGGGCCTATCTTTTGGAAGGTTTGCGCAAGGCGGGAAAACGGCCTTGCGACGTTGACAAGTTTTTGGGAACAAACGGAATGGCGGGCCATTACTTTGGCCGCTCGCAATGGGAGTTCCCGACGCGCGACGTATACGTTAAGTTACAAGGCTTCTTGGTTTTGCCGGTTGACTACGAAAAAATTTATGGCCTGCAAGAATTACTTGAAAGCCTTCAAAGGCTTCAAAGCCTTCAAAGCCTTCAACGCCTTCCAAGCCTTCAACGCCTTCAACGCCTTCAACGCCTTCAACGCCTTCAAAGCCTTCAAAGGCTTCAAAGCCTTCAAAGTAGTTATTGCGACGTGAAGATTGAGCCGGACAGCGTGATTTATTGCGACATTCCCTACAAGGGAACGGACGAATACGACGAGGGCGGATTTGACCACGCGGCTTTTTACGACTGGGCGGAAAGGCAGAGCGAGCCGTGCTACATCAGCGAATACTGGATGCCGCCGGAGCGGTTTGAGTGCGTGGCTGAAATTAAAAAGACGGTTATGCTGCAATCGGGGGCGGGCAATTCCGCCGTCGAAAAAATATTCGTTCCGAAGACGCAGCTTGGACGCTGGCCCGACTTGATTCCCAAGAGGGAAGTCCAGCGGAATCTTTTTGACTTCTAGCCGCCACTACTTACGTAAGTAGTTGGCGCTTTTTTTTTACTTGTTTTGCGCGCGGGCGTTTTGTGAAAAAAATTCCAAAAGGTATAAATAAAAGTCATAGTATTTTGAGCGGAGCGGACTTAAAATCAGCCCTATGTTCAAATTGACAATTGACAAAGTTATCGGCGAAGACTGGTGGCAGAAATACACCGGCGTAAGCGAGGAAATTTCAAGCGCCTACGTCCGCGACACGCTCGCGGCTTTTCCCGAAAACGAAAGCGAGTTGCGAATCGTGATTGACTCCCCAGGCGGCGACGTTTTTGAGGGCATCACAATCTTTAACATCATTCGCGACTTCGCGAGAAGCAATCCCGACGTAAAAGTTACGACTTACATTCAAGGCTTGGCCGCGAGCATGGCAAGCGTCATCGCTTTAGCCGCGGCCAGCGTGAACCCGGAACAAAACAGAGTTGAGGCGGAGGATAATTCCGTCTTCATGATTCACAACGCTTGGGACATAGTGGCCGGAAACAAGAACGACTTGCGCGACGCCGCCGACTTTTTGTCGCAGATTGACAACGTGATGGCCGCCACTTACGTGAAGAAAAGCGGAAAAACGGAAAAAGAAATCGCCGCGATGATGGCCGCGGAGACTTGGCTTTGGGGCAAGGAAATCCAAGAGGCGGGCTTCGCCGATTGGATTCTTGACGTTGGAAGCGCGGCAACAAAGGACGAAAGCTTTGTCAGCGCGCGCGGAGCGCTGGCGGTGGCCCGCAAGAAAATGCAGGCTGTCGCCGACGCTTACAAGACGGAAGGCCGCGAGTTTAGGGCGGCCGCTTTGGCTTTGGGATTCAAGGGCGGCTCGCCGTCCGATTCTTGCGCAGACGCGGAAGAAAAAAATAGAAAGGGAGGCTGTATGAAGATGACAGCTCAAGATTTGAAGCGCGACAATCCCGACGTTTACGCCGAGATTGCCGCCGAAGGCGAAAAGGCCGGAATTGCCAAAGAGCAGGCCCGCGTTAATCGCTTTCTTGCAATGGGCGAAAAATCCGGCGCCAAGGATTACGCCCTTGATTGCATCAAGAATGGCCGCGACCCGGCAGACGCCGCCGTGGTTGACGAGTTCATGGAAAAGGGAGCCGCCGGACGCGCTTTGGCCGCGCAGGCCGCCGACCCGGACGTTCCAGGCGTGAACACGCCCAAGAACGACAAGAACGCGGACAAGAACGCCGTTATGGCCGCCTTTGACCGCGAGACAGGAGCCGACAAATGGGAAAGATAACAGGCAATTATGAATCGACCCCCCACGCCCAGGGATGCTTGCTTTTGGGCGACAACGAATTTAGGACGGAGACGCTTGCCGTCGCCGCCGCTGGCGAAGGCCAGACAATCAACATCGTTGACGGAACGGTTTTGACGCGCGACAGCACAACAGGAAAGCTAAAGCCCGCCGCCACAGCGGAAGGCCCGCTTTTCGTTCTTTGCGACGAAGTGTTGACGCCGATAACCGTCGCAGGCGAATACGCCGTCCGCGTTGTCACCAGCGGCCGCGTTGACCGCCGCAAGGTTTTCTTGGCGGGAACAGCCGTCACCGACGCGCAGATTGACGCTTTGCGCAATTATGGAATTTTGGCCGAGGACACTTACACGCTCTAGCGCGGAAGTTTTCGGCTTTTAATTTATGTAGGAGAAAGCAATGGACTTTTTGAAGAAAGTTTTGCGAATGTTCACACAGGGCCGCGGCGTTCCAGTCAAAGGCTTTTTGTCGTCGTTTTTCCGCACGAACGAGGAAGACTACACCGAGGCGGAATATGTTGAGATTGACGTTGAGCGCAACACCGAGGCCGTGGCCCCGACTTTGCGCGACGCGAAGACCGGCGCGGTCATCGTGAACGAAGACGTATGGCGCGAGAACAAATATCGCCCGCCGTATTCGGCCATGAAGAACCCCATCAACTTGCATGAATTGATGGAGCGCCAGCCCGGCGAAAGCGACGACGCGGATGCCGTCGGAACTTGGTTCGGCCGCTTGGTACGAAAAATCCTTCGCGTTCTGAAAAAGTATCATCGCATGTTCGCGAAGAACATCGAGCTTCAATGCGCGCAGGCCTTGCAGACAGGAAAAATCACTTTGCGCGACGACAAGGCCGGAGTGACCTACGAGCTTGACTACGGCCAAAGCGCGACGCACCTTCCTGTCGCCGCGATTAACTGGGGCAGCAGCGGAGCCAAGCCCGTCGCAGACGTCACAAGCCTTTGCGATGTCATCGCCGCCGACGGCGAAGCCGACCCGGCAATCGCCGTCTTTGGCGCTCGCGCCTGGCAGGACATTTTGGCCGACGCCACGTTTGAGAAAATGATTCAGCGCGACGGCCTTGGACTTGGAAGCGTGAACCCCGGACTTAAAGACAAGGGCGCGCGCTATATGGGCTGGGCCATGTTCGGAAGCCATCGCCTTGAGCTTTGGATTTACAACTCAAAATACAAGACGCTTTCCGGCGGCGCGAACAAATACGACTACCTTGACCAGGACAAGGTCATCGTGACCACAAGCCTTGAAGACTTGGATTTGCGCGTCGTCTTTGGCGGCGTTCCCACTTTGGGAATGAAGGCGCCGTTTGACGGCGTTGTTCCGCCCGTGGTTACATACGACGGATTCATCCGCGTCCACAACCGCGTCTTTGAGGACGAGCAGCAGGACACCTACACGGCGGAAAGCAAGATGCGCGCCTTGGCGATTCCTGTCTCGATCGACCGCGTGGGCTGCTTGACAACCCGCTCGGCATAAGAGGAGGCCGACATGGATAAGAGATACAAGGTAGCCGCCGGCCGCGCCGTTACGGCGCAGGGCGTTGTTTTTGGCCCAGGCGCTGTTTTGCCCGCCGAGGCTTTGAGCGCGGAAAGCGTTCAAATTTTGCTTAAAGGCAAAATCATTGTCGAAGCCGGAAGCGAGGCCAAGGCCGCCGCCCCGGCTGTAGAGAAAAAAGCGGAAGCGGAAGCCGCCGCCCCGGCTGTAGAGAAAAAAGCGGAAGCGGAAGCCGCCGCCCCGGCTGTAGAGAAAAAGGCGGAAGCGGAAGCCCCCGCCCAGGCGGAAAAGACCGCCAACGAAGAAGCCGCTCCCAAGGGCGACGACAAAAAAAGAAAATGAATTTGCGGGAATTGGCCAAGCGGGACAGCGCGGTTATTGTGGAGGGCGAGCAAGCGGGCAACACGCTTATTACGCTTTCCGACCCGTTGGGGAACACTTGGAGCGTTTTGGCGCTGTTAAGCGACATCGGCTATGAAGTGGACACCGACGGGAACAAGGTGGCCGGGCGGACTTGCTGGGCGACTTACAAAGCCGAGCGGGTCAAGGACGCAGGCGAGCGCGTCCTTACGCCCCGGAGGGGCTGGAAAGTGAGATGGACGGACTTGGAGGGGCGCGAGCAGAAAATGTTCGTGAGCTTTTCGGAGCCGGACTTAACGCTTGGCCTTAACCGCATTTTTATGACGGCTAATTTGGCGGTGGAAAATGGCGCAAACGATTGAACCGGCTTGCGGCGAGCTTCAAAGCGA